GGACACTACTTGGACCGTCACAAGTTCTGTAGGTAACATAACATACGTCTAATATGTGGGTACAAGGCTATTATCCAGTTTATAGAGTAGGTAATCCAGCAATAGTGGACTTACCTTTTAATCGTGTAACCCATGTAGCTTATTTTAATATTGCTCCTACTACTACAGGAGGTTTAAATACTAATGTTAACGGTGAAGTAACTACAGATTTAGCTTCTTTAGTAACTAATTGTCATGCTAATAACGTCAAAGTTTTAATCACAGTTGGTGGTGCTGGTGCTGCTCCTGATACAACATGGAGGGCTGCTGTGGGTGCTACCTACAGAGCCACTTTTGTATCCAACTTGGTTGATTTTGTTAGTACTTGGAATTTAGACGGAATAGACCTTGACTGGGAGCCATTTGATACAGAATCAGATGGAACTAACTTTGCTACTTTTGTTTCAGACTTACGAACAGCACTTCCAGCAGGAAAAACAATTTCTATATTCATAGCAACTTCACCACTTTGGAAAAGAACTCTTTGTAATACTATTGAAGCAAATATAGACCGCTTTAATCTTTCTACTTATGACTTTTCTTATGGAGAGACAGCTACTATGCACGATTCACCACTATATTCTGGTGGTGGTCAACCTTCAGGTGCTTCTGCACATGACGCTGTAACTAACTTTATAGCTGCAGGGGTAGCTGCTAGTAAGTTAAATATATCCATGTCGCAGTACACAGCCCAATGGACTGGTTCTTCTGGTTTATACACTTCAGGTACGTTTAATCCAGGGAACGCTGAACAATATGATGGACTAGCTGGAGCCACAGCCACGACACCACCAACAGGTGAAACTTATGATTCTACAGCTAAAGGTGCATATATTTATTCTGGTGGGATATTTAAGAGTTATAATAACGTAGCTACCGTACAAGCAAAGGTAGACTACATAAATGCAAACGGACTTGGTGGAATGGGAATATGGGAGCTTGGACAAGGTTATTTTTCCGTAGGAACGCCACATTACCCATTATTAGAGCCATTTGACGGTGAACTAGGGTTTGACAATTCAACTACAGGTATTGGCACAATGACTGGTGTTAGCACATTAACTTTATAATTATAATATGGCAAAAAGAAATTCTTCAAATCAAGACTATACAAACAATGCCGATGGCTGGGATTTAACTGGTGGTACAACACCTAGAAAACTTACTGTATCTGGTGGTGATATTTCTATGGTTGGTTCTGGCGCTGCCGTCATAACTTTTCCAACCTCAACTGCAACACTAGCAACACTAGCTCTCACTGAAACTTTTTCTAACAAATCATTTTCTACAGCTCCACTACCAAGTACTGATAATGGTGTTGCTTTGGGTTCAGCAACTTTTAGATTTTCTGATTTATTCCTAGCAGAGGGCGGTGTAATAAACTGGGATAATGGTGACATGACACTAACTCAAACAGGCAATGTTTTAGCTATTGCTGGTGGTCAATTAGCAATCGGTACAGCTGGTGGAACTGCTCAAATAGACATTGGTGGTGTAACTGGTGCAGTACAAGGTTTACGAATTGAAGCTGCAGCGTCTTCTGATATTGCATTTTCATCTTTTGTTACAGCAGATGGATTTATACGATTTACGTTTGCTCCAGACGGTACGATGAAGTGGGGTTCTGGTTCTGCAAGCACAGATACATTTATTGCAAGAACAGCTACAGGGGTTCTTACTTACTACACAACACAAGCTGCTGCTGCTGGTCCAATACTAGAACTCTATCAAGATTCAGCTAGTCCTGCTGCTGCTGACGTAGTTGGGACTTTAGCTTTCTATGGAGAAGATTCTGCTAGTAATAAACAAGAATACGCAAAAATTGAAGGTGTTATTCTTACAGCTACAAGTGGTTCTGAAACAAGTTACTTAAACTTCACAACTCTTACTGGTGCTGGTGTGTCTAGTACTTTGCGATTTGTTGGTGGAGATTCTTTCTTTCCTTTAACTAGTAATGGTGTGGCTTTAGGTTCTACCGCACAACAATGGTCTGATTTATTTTTAGCAGAAGGAGGTGTAATCAACTGGGATAACGGTGACGCAACACTCACACAAGTAGGTGATGTAGTTACTCTTGCTGGTGCAGACCTTAAAGTGTCTTCTCCTGGCAACGTGACTACTTCAGTGGCGACAGTAGACGCTACTCAAACACTATCTAACAAGAGAGTGACACCAAGAGTAGGAACTACCACTTCTTCTGCTACACCTACAATCAATACAGATAACGTAGACTACTATTCTTTGACCGCACAAACAGCAGATATTACTTCATTCACCACCAACCTTTCAGGTACACCTACTGATAATCAAAAGCTATGGATTTCAATTACTGGTACAGCAGCTAGAGCTATCACTTGGGGTGCTTCTTTTGAAGCTAGTACAGTGGCATTACCAACAACAACTGTAACTACTGCTAGACTAGATGTTGGTTTTGTCTGGAACGTAGCGACAAGTAAGTGGAGATGTGTAGCAGCAGCATAATAATAATTATATGGCAACAATAAATATCGCAATAACAGCAACTAATCCAGAGTTCTCAGTCTTTGCTGACGAACTAGGTTATCAAACAGAAGTAACTAAATCTCCAGAGGAAATAGCTTTACTAGTAGAGCCTATTAGTATTCAAGATAGACTAAAACCAAATCCACAATCAAAGACAGATTTTCTTTTAGAATACTTTAAGAGAGTAACCACCACAGAATTAGCTAGAGTAAAAATCAATAATATTCAAAGACAAGTTGATGAAGCAAAAGAAGCAGAAAAAGAAGCGATGAGAGTAGCAATTGGTAATGCGGTAGCAGTAACAGCTTTGTAATATGGCTTTAAAAGATAACCTAACTTCATACTGGAGTTTACAAGGAAATTCTAATGATAGTGCTGGAACTCAAAATGGTACCGACACTTCTATTTCTTACAGTACTTCTTACGGTAAAATAGACCAAGGTGCTTCTTTTAATGGTTCTACCAGTCTAATAAGTAAAACAAGTACTAATTTACCATCTGGTAGTTCAGCTAGGACTGTTTCTTTATGGATATATCGAACAGGAACAGAGGGAACTGTGTTTTTTTATGGAACAGCAGTTGCAGGGGGAATGATTGCTATAAATCTAAATGCAACTGGATTGAACTGTTTTGGAAATACTGGAACTTATGACATTACTACAACTACCACAATTTCATCTAGTACTTGGTACCACATTGTTTTTACTAATGATGGAACTACTAGTAGACTATATAAAAATGCTTCTGAAACTGGTAATAAGGCAATAACTTATTCCACTACAGCTTCATCTGAATTACAAATGGGAAATGGTACACCTTGGGCTTCTACACCTTGGACTGGTTATATTGATGAAGTTGGAGTTTGGACAAGAGCTTTAAGTGGTTCAGAAATAACAGAACTTTATAACTCAGGGTCGGGGAAGTCGTATGCTGACATAATAGGTTCGAACAGTAACTTCTTTGCTTTAATGTAACAAGATATGCCACACGAACTTCAAAAACAAATAGAAAACCACTTGGCTACTTATCCTGAAAGATATGCTGACGTGCAAGAAATGAGAAAAGAATGGGCTGAATATAAGACTAGAGCTTTTTGGGTACTATTAGGTTTTTCTGGTTCTGTATTGTCTATTGGTATTTGGGTAGGTGCTTTGCAGTCGAATATCCAAAATATGAGTAATGAACATGCAAAATCTGAAGCAAAAACTGTTCAAATTGATTCTAGGCTTAATCTTTTAGAGGTAAACAATGGAGAAATAAGAGCTAGACTTACTTCTATTGATTTAATTTTGCAGGAAATAAAGTTGTCAATAAATCAACTAAAATAATATGGATAACAATACACAACAAGAAATAGCAGATTTAAAGCGCCAAGTGAAAGAGCTTTTGGAATGGAAAAAGCTAAAAGAGCGCCAACAATTGATATTTCCTATAGATATTGAAAGTATGCGAGCTTTAAATGAAGCCATGATTACATTCCAATTTACTAGAGTAAACACAATGGATGTTTTTTTTGGTACGCAAACCGAAAGTCCAAAAACACGAGGACAAATGCGCTATTTTGATGATTTAACTAATCAAAACTTCCGATGTAGAACGTCTACTAACCCACCAGATTCTGGAGACTTTACTGGTACAATTAACTTGACCGCAGTTTAAATATGATAAACCAATTTCCTTCACCAGAAAAAGCATACAATCAGATAAACAGAGGTGATTCTGTGGGTGGATTTTGGGCTTCTAAAAATTTGGACTTGTTTTCTAATTATAAAGTAATGAGAGTAGCGCCACGCCTTCTTTTAGGAGCAAGTGTTGATACAGACGCTACTTTTGGACAAGTAAACGCTATAAAGGAATTTGATAATTGCTTGTGGGCAATCGCTGGAACTAAAATATACAAAAATGCTACTACAGAGCCAAATGAAGCTTGGGCAGCAGACGCTTCAACTGGTTTTGTAACTACTTACAGTCCAATTAATTCTGAAATAGAAGTCTTTAATGACAAACTTTATGCGTCAAATGACGCTGGTATTTACCAAAAAGTTACCGATGGTTCTGGCGGTGGTGCATGGAGTGTAGCTTCAGCCACACCTAATGCTGGAATTTTACAATATTTTAGAAAATTTAATCGCTTGTATATTACTGAAAGTAACAATGTTATTGGTTCAATAAATACTTCAAATACTTACAATGGTTCTGGAGACTACGCTATTACACTACCTACAAATTTTATAGTGTTGTGTATGGGTGAAACTTCAGATTCTTTATGGCTTGGGACTGGAAATAATGAAAACCTAGCTGGGCAAGGTTCTTTATTCCGCTGGGATGGAATATCGCCACAAGCTACAGAACGCTATTATTTTCCAGGTGCTGAAATTGTTTCAATAATAGTAAAAGATGACGTGCCGTTTGCTTTAGATTCATACGGAATATTATATCAATTTACTGGTATAGGATTTAAAGAAGTAGGCAGATTTCCTTTTGTTGCAGCTATGCCTATCGGAACTTCACAAAGTGGTTTGGCTTTCAGGTACGTTCATAGACATGGAATGGCAATATCCAAAGACGATACAATCCTAATAAATGTCTGTAACTTGTACGAATCAACAAACTTTGATTCTTCACCTGAGAATATGTCTTCTGGTATACATGAATGGTCTGAAGACTTTGGAATGGTACACAAATATTCATACGGCTTTACACCACGAGAAACTACTACTATTACTGACTGGGGACAAACAAATTCCTATTTACCAGGCGCTCTTTACACTATTCCAGTTGGGCAAGATACTTCAGATGTAAATGGAACTTTGTTATGCGGTGCAAACTATTATGTAGACAATGATACTGGCACTAGCACTTCATTTGGTTTATTTTACGATGATTCAAACGATTTGATTCAGAAAAAAGGTTACTTTGTTACCACTTGGTTTGATTCAATAGAAGTCCAGGACAAATGGACCAGACTTTGGTCTGTATACAAGCAACTGCTAACATCCACTGATAGCCTTACTTTTAAATACCGAATTACTGAAGACAATCCAGTAATTGCAAACATAACTTGGGTAAATACTACTTCATTCACAACTACAACCGATATTACTGCTTATGGACCAACTGCTACTGGCTTTAACGGTACACAAGGCGGTGAAGTAGAAATTCTACAAGGTGTAGGTTCTAGTTTATGCGCACATATCACAAGCGTAGTCAACAATTCTGGTACATATACTGTTACAATAGACGAAGTGGCAACTGGAGCTACTACCACGACAGCACGAGCTAGATTCCAGAAGTGGATTAAGCTAAATCCAGCTGAAGCCATAAATCAAATAAAGCAGTATTCTCAATACTCAATTGGTGCGTCCAGTCCAGGAATACAAATAAAATGTTGCCTTACTTTTACAGGACCAAATGAATTTATCAAATTAGGACTTGTCTCTAATGAAGACATTTCTTTAAGCAAATAATTATGAAAACGTATACTTCACTCAGGAATGGAATAGCAGTCAACTGCAATATTTCGACATCTGACACGACAGCCATGACTATTCTGGATGGTCGCATGAATGATTCAATACGAACAATTTGTAACCTTCAGGGTGGCAAGTTACGTTTTCTTGAATCAACAAAAGATATGGTGACAGTAGCAAGTCAAGAAGGCTACGAGATACCAAATAAATTTAGAAAACTGATAGACATGTATGTTTACTCAGGTACTGGGACACCTTCTGACACTATTTATTCTCCAGCAATGATATTTGACCCGACACTATGGAAACAAGTAAAGCAGGCACGTCTAGGTGAATCAAATGTCCCACGTTACGTTTATGTCGAGGACCAAAAGTTTTATATACAACCAATTCCTTCTACTTCAGGGAATGCTATTACTTTAAGAGGACGTTTAAATGTAAGAGAGTTATCAATTGCTGATTATACTGCAGGGACAATTGTTTCTATTGCAGCACAAGGAACGGCAATAGTAGGCTCAGGTACAACTTTTACAGCTGACATGGTAGGACGGTATATTCAAATTACACCTACAACTGCAGCTAATGGTGGTGATGGAATGTGGTATGAAATTGGTAGCTACACAAGTGCTACACAAATTGGCTTGGTAAAACCTTACGAGGGTACAGCTATTTCTGCAGGCACAGCAACATACACAATTGGACAAGTGCCAGTTATTCCAGAAGCCTACCAGAACGCAATTGAATACAGAACTACAGCACTATTCTGGCAAAATCAAAACGATTTAACACGAGCTAAAACATACTGGATGTTATACGATGGCGGAAATGAAGCTGGATACAGTCGTGACTACGGTGGTTTAATTAGCCAAATGCTTTCCAATGAAGGTGAAACTGAAGAAGGTTCATACATACCACCAGCTGGTAATATGACAGCTTTTGCTTTTGCGCCTTACTATGACCCTAACCAACAAGCAACAGGATTAATATAATTAATATGGCAACTTCAAAATCTTCATCTTCAAAAACTTCTTCATCCAAGACAGTAACTACTTCTAAAGGAAAAGAAACAGTACAGCAAACTGTAGACAGAGCTAAAGCAATGTTAGCGTCTGCTTCTAAATCAACACCAGTTGCTACACCAGCAAAAGTTACAGTCACACCACCAAAACCAGCAGCTACTTCATCTTCTTCATCATCCAGTAGTAAAACTAGTAGTTATACACCAACTTCAATACAAGCTCTTACTTCAAAGCCAACACCAACTACAGTAACTTCTACACCTTCAAGCTACCCAACGACTTCTTCTTCAATACTTTCAAAATATGGAGGTAGTAATCTTTCAGCGCCTGGTAGTCCATTAAAGCCTGCAATTGACCCTAAAACTAATACCAATGTACTTTGGGGGATTCCAGCTGCTAAATCGCCTTTTGATACTTATGTAGCAGGTAAAACAGCTAATTCAACTGCTGCTTCAGCACAACCACCTGCAGCAATAACCAGAAGTGGAGGTGGTAACGTCCCAACTGTAACACCAGCCAGTCCTGCAAATACAAACACAACTGGAACTACCTTATCGCCAGCTGGAAAGACGTATGCACAGCAACTAGAAGAAATTAAACAAAAAGCTTTAGGAATTCAAAGCTTACTTAATACTAAAGTAGCAAATGAAAAAGCTGGAGTAGCTACAACTTCTACTGTAGGTAGCACTACAGGAACTACTGCAACTGAAACACAAGAAGAAACGGATTTTAAAAACTCACCTGAATATAAAGCGTATCTAAAATATATACGAGAGCAACAAAATCCAAGTGAAGCAAGTAACACAGCTAAAGAGAGAGCAGACGCACTTAAAGTATTAGCCGATGTTCAAAAACGAAAAGAACAAGCTGATACTGAAGCTAGAAGACGCTACGAAAAGCTACTAGACGAATCAGGAATGCTCAAATCTGGAGCAGAACAATCAGCTTCAGTTGACCGTAGAAGAAGCAATCAAGAACTAGCTGATATTGCCTTACAAGAAAGTGCTGCTGCCAGAACTGCAGGTGTGTATGACGATATTTACCAAAACGAACAAGAACAAAACAGACCACTAACTATTGAAGAAGCTTCAATTCTTGGTGTACCTTTTGGCACTACAATGAATGAAGCACGAGGTATGGGTGTAATACCAGACAAAGAAGGTGGTAAAAACGATGGCTTTTCACTAGGCAAAGACCAAACACGCTGGGAATATGACGCTGCTACTGGACAGTACAAACAAGTAGCTGCTGGAGCAGAAGCTGGAGAGGGTGGTGCTGGAGCTACTATCACACCTTACATGCAAGAACGTATAACTAGAAACCTGAGTAGTCTTGATGATTTGGAAGGACAAGTAAGTAACTGGAATACTGGTATGGGTAGCCTTCTATCAATCATTCCTGGAACGCCAGCTGCAAACTTTAAAGCGGACGTAGAAGAATTAGCAGCTAACATTTCTTTTGGTGAACTTACAGCAATGCGAGAAGCTTCTAAAACTGGAGGTGCTTTAGGTTCTATTACAGAACGTGAACTTCAATTACTACAATCAGCACTTGGTTCACTTGACCGAGCGCAAAGTCCAGCACAATTTAAGAAATCACTTGGTGATATTAGAGACAGTATTAATCGCTGGACTAATGCAATGAATCAATATGGTGGTGATAGTGCTGGAGGTGGTGGGGAAACTGTAACGCTACCAAATGGAACTGTAATTAATACAAGTTGGTAAAATATGAATCCACAAATGGACCAAAACGTAATAAATTTAGCCAAAGCAATCAGACAAACTGAATCTGGTGGTAACTTTAATGCTAAAGGTGGTTCTGGAGAATCAGGTGCGTACCAGTTCATGCCTGATACTTGGAGACAATGGTCTGGAGAGGTTCTTGGAAATCCAAATGCGGAAATGACACCCTCTAATCAAAACGCTGTAGCCTATCAAACAATAAAAAAGTGGAAGGACGCTGGTCTTAATCCAGCTCAAATTGCTGCCAAGTGGAATTCAGGTAGTGAAGTGGGCTGGGAAAATAAACGTGGTGTGAATTCAGCAGGTGTAGCTTACGATGTACCAAAATATGTTGCTTCAGTTACTAGTGCTTATCAAAAAGTAAAAGCTGGAAGCCAAGTTGGTGTAGACCCTAACAATCCTTCATCCACAGGTTATCAACCACCTATGGAGCCAGAAGCGCCAGAGGAGCCTTTTTCATTCAAAAAAATGTTAGCGGAAGCAGCTTCACCATTAGCTACAAGTTTGGCACGTCCATTCCAAGCAGCTCAATTGGGTGTAGAAACTATCAGACAAAATAGAGAGAATCCAGAACTAGAAGCCAACTCACAAAAGTATGCAGATGAATCGTACAAACTATCTTTGCAGGCTAGAACAATGCCACCAGGACCAGCACGAGACGCAATAATGAAACAAGCTGAGAGTAAAGCCAAGCTTGGTCAATACTATGCAGAAAGATTGTCTGATAATGCTTCATACAAACCATTTTCTACTGACACTTTGATTAAAGAAGGTCCAGAAAGTTTGAATTGGGAGAACATGCGTAAAGAAGTAGGACGTGGTGTACAAACAGCTGCTTTTGGTCTTGGACCAGTTTCAGGCGGTACAGCTTTTGGTGTGGGTATGTCGATGGAGCAAGGGAATGAACTATTAAGTTTTGATACCGCACTATATGCAGCTTTTGGAGCAGCTGGTGGTAAGGCTTTAGATATTATTGGGAAACCAATATTAAACGCTACAGGAAAAGTAATTGGAGTAGTAACACCACAAGTGTTGCAGAATGTTGCTCAGGGTGGTGCAAGAGCAGTTCAGTCTTTTATGGAACGCAACAAACTACTGCCAGACGTAGTAAGTAAATCAATAAATCGAGGTGCTGGTATGGCTGAAACAGCTGCTAATGCGCCTTTTAAGGCAGCTGCAGCGCCTTTTAGACAAACAGATGACAAGATTATCGCTACACGAGAAAAAGCTTTGTCTGATTTGGAAGAAAAGTACGCACAATTACGAGAAAATGCTGCTAGAAATCCTAAAGCTACTGCTGCAACACGAGGTAGAGTATCAAGAAGTAATGTTTTGACTGAAGAAGGCATGGTAAATGATGACGGTGTGATTATTGGAGCTAAACAAGCTGCTAAAAACTACCGAAAAGAGACCATGAATGACAGTGAAGGAATTGTAAGTAAACTTTTGCAAAAAGAAGGTGTGTCTATAGACTTGGGTGTAGTTGAAAGAGAATTAGACAAGGTAATTCGAGAATCATTTAATGGACGTGAACTTATTTCAGCTCTTAATGCAGCCAAAAGAGAAATGGCTGGGCTACGTTTAGCTAATAGAAATGGACGCATTAGTTTAGTTGATGTGCATAGAGCAAAAGTATCAAGGCAGCCAGGTAGCAAAGCCTATGATAATTCTGAAGCAAAAGCATTAGACAAACAAATTGCAAGGGCGCATAAACAAACTATAGAAAAAAACAGTAAAGAAAATATACAGGAAATTAACAAAGAAATAGGTAAATATTTAGACGATTCTGAATATATTGAAAGCTTACAAGGTAAGCGTATTGGTAGTGGCAAGCTAGGAAAAGCAGTAGCACAAGTAGGTGGCGCAATATCAGGTGCAGTTGTAGGTGGTGCGCTAGGAGGTTTACCAGGTGTAGCTGCAGGTTCTTATGTTGGAGGTTCTGTATCAAGAAAACTAGCTTCTAGGGGATACCGAAAAGCTTTTGGAAAGCCAACAAAGCAACCAGGAAAAGTTAATGAAGTATTTGAAAAAGCTAAAGCACGAATAAACGAAAAGCAACTATTGTTAAATGCTGGTCCAGCTAAAGGTACTTCTGGCAATCCTATTATTAGTGGTCCAAGAAACACTGGTCCTGGACGTATATCTGTACCAGCGCCAAAGGGTGAAGTAATCCGTAATCCAAAGACTGGTAAATTTGAAAAAACATATTTAAGTACAATCGAGCCACTACCAGTACAGGCAGCTAAAAAAGCTATCAAAAAAGGTTCTGCTTTGGAATCAAAACACATGGCGCAGATTATTAATAATCGAGCTAAAGAAGTTATCAGTGGCAAGCGCTACGGCTACACTTCTAATCTTGATGGTACTGAATACACAGGTGATGACGCAATTGCTACTTTGCAGTCAAAAACATTAAAAATTAAGAATATTAGTCCTGAAGAAATTGGAAAAATAATAAAAAAGAATGCTGATATTTACGGCAATAACAAGAACGTCAAAGTTGGTGTATTTAAGATGGAAGATGGCAGCGGTATATCAATAGACATAAACGTAGCTACAGCTGATAGAAAGATGGCAGAACGTATCGCTAAACTAAACAATCAAGAATCTTACTGGGACCCGAAAATTGGTGATGGCGGTGATGTTGTACGAACTGGCGGAACTGGAAAACAAGTATTTAAACGCAAAGACATTAGGACTTCACTTAAAGAAGTAGCAGAATCTAACCGAAAAATTAAAAGTGACAAGAAAACTTTGGGCAATCCAAACATTAATGGTGGTCAAAGAACACCATTTCCAAATCAAAAACCAGAATATGTACCGTTAGAAACGGCAGCTTTCCGTAAAGTAGACAATAACTTTATGGACCTTATTGAAAAACAAAGAGTGCAAAGCATTAAAGAGAATAAGGGTGTGGCAGTTATTAATCCAGATGACTTTAAACCATTGGTACATGATGAAGCCTTATATGGTAAATATGACCCTACAAAAGCTCAAAGTGTACACGAGCCAGCTTCTGAAGTAGCTAACAAAGCTAAAAATTTAGCTATCGAATCTATTGAAGCTGGGGACATTGTTACATGGACAGCTGGAGGTCCTGGAAACGGAAAAGGTACAGCTCTTACAGCTTTATATCCAGAATTATATCCACGTTCTAAAGTCAATTACGATAGTGTTTTTGGTAATATCAAAAAAACAGAAATTGATTTAGAAAGAGTAATTAATAAGGGCGGTGTAAACCAAATTCCTTATGTATACACTACTATAGAAAATGGATGGAAAAATATTATGGACAGGGCTGTTTCAAAAGGTAGAACAGTATCAGCTACAGTTTACTTGGAGGGAATGGAAAAAGCTTGGTCAAATATAGTCAACAAATATAAAAAGTATAACAATACAGAGGGAGTTCAATTTTACTTTGCAGATAACAGTGTATATAAAGGTACACCTAGAGAAGCTAGTTTTGCCGATGTAGAAAAATTGAATTACACAAATTTAATGGAGCAGTACAAAGATGTCTTGCACAAAGAAGCTAAAAAAGCTTTGGATGAAGGAAAAATAACTGAAGCTATATACAAAGGATTAACACTAGAATAGTAGAATCTAAATAATATCTTCACCATTTTTTTGGGCTTCACCAAGTCGCTTTAGCATAGCTTTAAACATACGGTCCCCTTCTATTTTAGCTTCTGCATACATTTTACTTTTTTCTGCTGCTGTGTACTCAGAGAAAGGCTTCTTTTTTAAGTCTTTAATTTTTTTCATGTTTAATTAAATTGTACCACATTCTTAAATGCCTACTGTCAACTTGATGTTGAATAGAATAAAAATGAAGTAAATGATAAAGATTACTAATAGGCGCTCAACGACCTTGAAAGCCATTTTTTTGATGTATTTGTTATTGATTGTCATAATGTTTTGATGATTAATTGCTGGTAAGTGTGTTTCGACCACTACCTATAGTATATACCTATTAGTATATAAAGTCAAGTGTTAAAATGCTTGACAATGTATACCGATAGGTATATACTAAGTATGAAGTTAGCAGTTAAACAACAAACACTATGAAACTACAAACCTACAAACAATACACAGTAGACTACAGAATGGGACAATTTAGAGCATGTGAAGGTGGCTGGGAGAATTTTGGACCAATTACCTTTATTGACTTTAAGAGTGATGAAGGGGACACAATCATTAGCGAAATGATTAAGCAAAATCTTTTCGATGTGGATAAGTACCCACTTTAATCGCTTGACAATATATACCTATGGGTATATACTAAGGATGAAGGTTACAAGACATTAATTTAAAACATTATGACAACACAAACAACAAACAAGCCAGATGTAATCCAAAGCATTTTGGACAAGCGCTACATTCCAGAAGGTTACTACCTTTCACAAAGTGAATGCCCTACTCAGGTTTACTACAAAGAAGCAAACGGCAAATTCTACTCTTTAGGATTTCTAGGACGAGCAATCAATTCTACATTCAACTATGTTTGGTCCACAGCAGAAGCACGAGAGCAACACCTAAACAAGTTCTTTAGACAAAAGAATGAGTACGAGTTACGCAAGGCAACAAGACGTGCAGAACAAAAAGCAAAGATAGCTGAAGGTCACAAACTAGTAGTAGGAGACATCTTGGTTAGCAGTTGGGGATACGACCAGACCAATATTGACTACTACCAAGTTACAGACTTAATTGGTAAGACAATGGTAGAGGTGCGCCAGATACGAGCAGAGGTAGTTGGTACAAGCGGTTACTATGACAAGCTAATGCCGATTAAAGATTCATTCAACACACCACGATTTGAAGGTGACACTTGGAGATGTGAGACCTTGCGAAAGAAGGTTAGTCCTGGAGGTAGTTCAATTTCAATTTCCAGTTACGCAAGTGCTTACAAGTGGGACGGTAGAGCAGAGGAGCAAACAGCTTTAGGATTCGGTCACTAATTATCAAATAATAACTAAAAACATTATGAACAAACACTTAAACAATTGGCTGGATGAAGTAGAAGGAAAGCCAGTCAACACAACCAATAACGCAATCACTACAGAATTGAAAAGGCAAGGTTACTTGTCTGAATCAGAACTGGAATTACTCAAAGAATGTGATGGTGTACACGATTCAGTAGAAGACATTATCAAGTGCAAAAGTTGCGAAGTATTACTAAAATAAATTAAATATCATGTTAACACTAAAAGACCAAATAGATTCATTCATGGATACATTCTTTGAATTGCCACTTAAAAGCGAATTAGTAAGGTATACCCTAGACGATGACTGGCTTACTGTTTACTACAAAAACAATGAAACTGCAGACGATACTAGAAATCCAAATAATTGGAACTGGAAAATACTGTGCGCACAAGGAATACAATCATATTGCCATAAATTGACCGATACAGAGGAGCCAGAAAAAGTTTATCTGATACTAAACAGAGAACGATTACTAAATCGGATAACTTTAATGCTTTTTGAATCAGTCAGAAGTAAAAACCAAGATGTCAATATCTTATTAGCAGAAAGCAAAACGTGGTAAAATAAACACATGAATTCAGAAAAACATACTAAATATATAAGTGGCAGAGGTGAAACAAACTCTTTTCTATTGGAGGTTTGGGCTAATATGAAGGCTGCAGGAGAGCTAGAAGGACTTGATGACGATGAAGTGCTAGAAAAAGTAGTGTCAAAGGCTGAAAAACTAAAAGAAGAACAGTCATAGTTACAACACAACATCATAATAAATCAAGTAATAAAACACTTGACTTTATATACCTATAGGTATATACTGAGTATGAAGTTAGCAAGTAACCAATAAAACATTATGAAGACATTATCACAATTCAAAAAGGACATCCAAGTAGGCAATAAAATTGAGTGCATTTACTTCAATTGGACTGGCACTACATACACTGGAGTTCCAGAAAAAATGCAAGGTGTGCGCACAGTAGAAAGCAAAAACACAGTAGGATTTGTACTTAACGGCTCTCACTGTGATTACCCAAAAGCAACCGAACTAGAGTATGAAGGTAACACTTTTACCATTTCACCAAAGGACCAAGAAGGTAAGGTGTTTCAAGTGAGAAAGTACATTATTCACAGCAACTAATAAAAACATTATGAAAACACAAAAAACACGAAAAGAATTCTACCGAGTATCATTCAAAAACAATGACTTTTCTTTTGAACGGATTTGCGTAAGTTTCAATTGAATGTGGATAGCTAGGCTTCTTATTCTTTTTAAAACTTACCTCCAGATTGTGCGCTGCCATTTCAAACTTGTTACGCTGTGGGT